GGAAGTCTCATAAGTACGCTCTCCGAGCTGATCCCAGAGAAGTCTGGTCATTTGTTCTTCCTCCTAGAAGAAAAGTTGAAACACATCGTGATTGAGGTTGTCGGCTGTAAAGAACCGATCGTATGTGCACATAGGTAACTGTGCGACTTTATCTGGGATTTCACTATCAGGTTCTGTATCAATAACAGTTACCTGATACCGCTTGGTTCGCGAATAAGGTTTATCATCTGCAAATCTAGTTGTCTCATTATCTCGATTATAGACGATGCAGGGGTACTTCATTTGAATATTAGGCGGCGGTTGAAAATATGCGTGATCGGTCCCAAGAATCTCAGTTAGGATGGCTTGTAGCTCAAGGCGTTGGGCCATTGTAAACACTCCCAAGACTTAGGATGAGACGGGGGGCCTTGACTTCCACATTTGTGACAGTCCAGCGCACCCCCGCCCATCGCACGTATTTGATCTTAAAGAAATGTTTAATGGCGTGCTCATCAGACATAATAGAAATAGTGTTATCAACAAGAATATCGCTGTTGAGCGTCTCTCCAGGCTCAAGCCTTCGGGTATTTCTAATAACGTCGCCGAAATACGGGCGCTCTGTCATTACATCTTTCCATTTACCCGAACCAGACGGAGCTTCTACAGGGTCTCCGTAACCAACGTCCCCGAAGAATCTTGCCATCTTAACTCCTGGTTATTAGGCCTCTCCGGTGAAACTCCAGCTATCGTTCTCGCTGGTCTCGAAGTAGTAACCCGAGGCAGGCTCAGCGTTAACGGTCACGGTCACACCATCTGCAACGGCGTACGGCGAACCAGCGTTGTTCATGACAGCGTCGGTATCAGCGTTGCGGTAGACCACGCCGGTCTGGTTGGTGATCGTGATGCCATCACCATCGAACGCAGGCGCTGCCGGAGCAACAGCAACGTTCGTACCAGCAGTCTTCTTCACCACCATAGCCGACTTCAACTTGGTGAGCGCGCCCGAGCACCGGGTCTCAATCAGGTACTTGTACTGGTTGTAGTCGATATCGAAATCGTCGAACATGGAAACCTGACCACCAGCGGTGGCGCCAACGACGTAGTCGTTCAAGTTCACAAGAATAGCGACAATATCGGTGTACTCCTCAAGGATCTCGACCGGAACGATCGAGGCAACGCGAAGATCACTAGCAACCTCATCGAGGCTCTTGTACATCTTACGCTGCATACCATCCTTGAACAGAAGGAAACGAGCGATGTAGGTCTCAGTCGTGAAAAGGGTCGGAAGGCCAGATCCACGAAGGTTCTTACGGTTCAGGACGATGTTGTCGAGAACCTCGCCCATGTTGGAGCTAGCATCATCAATGTTGACGGTGACCGTCGTGGTGTAAACCTCGTGATCACTGGCAATGGGACGAATGCTGTCCTCATCGATCTTGTCCTCATCATCAACGGCGCGGCCATCACCAACGAGAATCGCACGAGCAAGCTCCTCGTCCAACATGAGACGCATCTCAGCCTTGAGCCAAGCCACAACGTCGAAGTCAGTGATGTCGACCATGTCATCGCGGTCGAGCTTCTGCTTCTTGTAAATGGTTGTGGGCTGAGTGGTCCGCTTCGAAACGCGGAAGAACTCTTCCTTCTTCAGGCTGCCCTTGATGTAGCCCTTGGCGCGAGCCTCGGCCACGGTCAGGTCAGCAGACATGGTCTTGATCCGGCTGAAGGGGCTCTTTCGAACACCAGCGAGAAGCGTGGACACCCACTCAACGCGCCGTCCCCAAAGCTCGGGAGTGTTGGAGAGGTTCTTGTGATCGGGGAAGAGAAGATCGATGTCCTCGATGCCGTGTGAGAGAGCATAATCCTGGACCGCTTCCCTGAGCGTATTGCCAGGCTTGGCAGCATCAGCAAAGATGGCCTGCATGTCACCATGAGACAGCGACACTGGAGCCTTCTCTTTGCCTTCGTCATCCGTCTTCTCGAAGACGTTGTGCTTCATTTCGTTACCTTTCGAATTGGTGTTGTCATCATCGGTTTTGTCATCATCGGTTTTGTCGTTGATGTTATCCTGCTTAACGGAATCATCGTCGCCGGAATCACCGCTGGCTTTTCCGACCAAATAGTGAAGCACTTGCTGCTGCTCTTCCGACATTGATGCGACGACATCGCCAACCGTCTTCTCATCACTATCAGCGTGCTGAAGTTCGAGTTCTTTGTCGTCTTCGTCGGTCTTCTCTTCGGACTTGTCTTCAGTCTTCTCTTCAGACTTGTCCTCGGTCTTGTCTTCAGTCTTCTCCTCGGTGTCATTCTCGGAAGAATGCTCAAGCTCGACCTCAATACCACTACGAATGTAAACCTCATCATCAAGAACAGTCTCATCACCGTTTGAGTGACGAATAGTGACGTTCTCGATCATTGCACCTGGGTTGGCACCAGAAAGAACAAGACTAACTTCACGAATCGCTCCATGAAGAACCCGCCCCGCTCGCTCAATGAGATCGTTGGCCCAGATAGACATCATGTTGATGTCTTTGTGCTCAAGAAGGCTCCGACTGGTCTGTGCCTGCTGAGTATCGTTGAAGAAGCCATAGGCGTAAACGCCGTCGGGTCGAGCCTCAAGAATCGCATGACCCAGAACATTCCCCGGATCACTGTGACCATGCTGCCAAACAAGAGGAACCTGCATTTGATCCTGATGTTTGAATGCATCAGGCATGATGGTCCGACCGTCGGAGCACTTGAGCCCCGCCTTAGTGGCGTAGCCGCTGAAATCTGCTTCCATTTTGACTGTTCCTTTCTAAAGACTAAGCCACTGAATCGGGCTGTGGTTGTGGCATGTTGCTGTTGACAAGTTTGTCGGCCTTCGGATCGTCGGACGGTGGAATCCCCATAAATCCTCGCATTTCGTTCGAACTGAAGATCTCGTTACGAGTAAACTTGTCAGCAATCTCTGCAATCTCGCTGATGGGAACAAGTTTGAATGGGTCTTTGAAGTAAGTAATACGCTGCTGCTCTAGTGTACCTACCGGCCCAAGGAATGATCTTTGCATAGCTTGCACAATAGACTCAACAATAGGTTCAATTGTCCTATTAAAGTAATTGATCATTGCCTTTTCATCTGCCGTACCATTCATTACTTCTTCGGTAATACCGAGTTGTCCATACAACATGTTAGTCAAATACTCGATTTGCTTAAGCAGGTTGTTCTCTGCAGGCCTGTTGAGCTGAGTGATCTTCTCGGTGCCGTCTGTATAGGCAATGCCATACTGGCTGCCCTTCAACTGCAGCTCGATGTCCTGACGCCTTTGCTCTGCCTGCACTCGGCGTGCTTCCGACTTAATGACATAAGGAAGCTGGATGATAAGATCCAGTTTGCCAGAACTCGACTGCTCATCTACCGCATCAAGAAGACCAAGCTTCCTGATCAGTCGCTGAAGAGTTGAGTTCGGCTCATTCATTACTGTAAACAACGGGTTATAAACGATAGCAACAAAGCGCTTAGCTAAAACAAGCTCTTGTCGTCTACCTGTTTGTTCATTATAAACACTGACACGAATGTGTTTCGGATACCAGTCAACAATTTCCCCAACGCGAAGAGTGAAGATGTCAACAATCTCGTTTGTGTTTGGATTCACTGTCGTGTCAACAGGAACCAACGCAGCAACGCCTTTATCAAACAGAGTCATAACAATGTCTTGGCGAAATTCTCGTGGTGCTTGATCTAGGTTTGCTTCTAACGTCAAACAATTGTTAAGATTACTTTTCATATCTTCTTTGTATCGATTAAGATCGTCAAGTTTAATGTGACGAAGAGGAACGCCTGCTACATCAATACTAATCCTGTTGTAAATAGATGCAACGATAGATCGTTCATTAAAGAAACGAAGTTTTGAACGAGAAGGAGGTGTTGATCCAAATGAAGCGCTCGTATAATCAAGACCAGTAGTGGTTTCTGGATTGTTTACGAACGCGTTCCAAGCAGTTCTAAGTCGATCTAGAATAGGCAAGATTCACCTCCTAACGCCTAGGGTCGTTTATACGTACAGCACCATGTTTGTTCAAGAGATTACGAGTAATTCTTGCTCCAGTATAAGCAACCGCTCCAGCAGTAATAGCGGAGATGCGAATATCAAAAGTTTTGCTCATAACAAACCTGCCAGCAACAATGCCTGCAGTTACCGAAGCTGCTGTCCCAACATTCGCGACCGCAGAAGTCTTACGAACTCCCCAGCGCTGTCCTTTTACGCCATAGTGCTCCAAGATTTCATCTACTTCATCGATCATTCAAATGCCTCCTTATTGGCCTTGTAGGCGACGTAAGCATCCATCATGGCCGAGACATTATCGATCTTCTCTTCGGCACGTTTCTTCAAAAGCTTTCGGTTTCCATTAGTGTCTTCAAGTGTAACCGCGTTGCCCATAGCGAAAGACATGAGATCTTGGTCAAATATGAGCATTCGTTCTTCAGATAGAATTTTCAACTCTCCAAGCGGAACAGATTCTGTCTTTGCTCCCTGAATAACCTTCTCAATTCCATAAGGACCGTTCTCAGATTCCCATCTAGCAACGAATTCTTTGGCATTATAAGGGTCGAATCCGAAACAACGAACATCGTATTCACTTTGCTGGACGAATCCATCGAGATCGTCATAGACTTCCATCATGTCTAAAATGGTTCCCTCTAGAACATGAAGACTTCCTTCTGAAATAAACTCCTCATACTTGGATCTCATGGCTCCAGGGAGTTTCATCAACGTCAAAGTTGTGATGTAGCTTCTAGTTTTGACACCGAAGCCTCCATTACTAAGGGGAAAGAGAAAGGTGAATGCGCAGAAGTCGTCGCCTTGTGATAGGTCAGCTCCAAGCGCACATGGTAAACCCCAAAACTCTCTTGAACGGTGCGGAAGTGTTTCTTCATATGTGAAGAAGTACGTGTATCCCTCCATAGGGATTCCGAACCGTTTGGCAAGGATGTCGTTCCTAGCGGCAGGGGCTTTCTCAGCTCTTTCGACGTCCAGATGATAAACATCATAGGTAACCGTCTTCCCAAGATTTGGATTTGCCTTCAACCAGGTAGAAGGATCGTTGACTTCCTCAACATCGTCTAACTTGTAGTGCCAGATCGAAATGTGAGGAGCTTGATACTCTCCCTTAAGTATGCTAGCAAGTTCCATTTTGATTGTATCGCCACTACCATTCCTAACAGTTCCTTCAGAACTAATAGCAACAATCAAATAGTCCTCCATCTTCGATGCACCCTGCTCAATTGCACCGACAACATCCTCTCTAATGTCTCCAGACAGCCACTCATCAACCGTCGAGACTTTGGGTCGAAGCCCCTGGAGTTTGTTGATGGTCATTGGACGAATCTCTTGTAGAGATCCAGTCAAGAAGTTTTCAATACCCTTCTTGGTAGAAGCAAGCTTTACTCTCTGTGCTCTTGAGCCAGTAGTGTTCTGCAAAGACCCCTCTGTAAGGAACTTGAAGAGAGGACCTCTCGCTCTAGTAATAGCCGTTCTGAACGGAGACATAACTTCTTCGGCCTGCTTCATGGTTGGAGCAGTGGCGATCTGATGTGTAGTGGACGTATCCACATTAAGAAAGTATGCTTGTATACAATGTGCATACATTGACTTGGCTGCCCCTCGGGCCACTATCAAATACTGCTTTGTCGTCAACCGTTTCTTTACCGTCTTCTTGACATAGTGTCCACCATGACCATCGTCTTCCGGTTGATAGACACTTCTCTCAACAAAATAATACCAGCCGAAAATCTGTTCTGCCCATAACTTAAACGTGTCTAGAAGATGTAGATCGCTTCCGTCGGTAAGTGTCAATTCGAATTCACAATACTTGATGAATCCATGAACTGCCTGATCATCATAATAAATATTAGGGTTTTCAATAAGATCATCAATGCGATTCATCTCCAAAGAGATCTCACGATTGACCGGAATGTCCCCGGCAAGAACCGCATTCCGAAACAAACCGTAATAGTAAGGAGTTGCTGTATTAGATAGAGATAACAATCAGCACCTCCTATCTCTTGGTGCTTGGAACACCCTTTGTCAACAAAGAGAAAAACTGTTTGAGAACGCTGATCAGCGTTTCCACTTACTTACCAATCGTTTTCACACCAGCCCTTAGACTAGGACCAATGAAAGCTTTGCCAGCTCTGATCGCTGCTTGTCCTGCTGGACTATGAACCATGTTGTAAACAGTAACTGCCGTTGCAGCAATACCAAGAAGTTCTTTGGTCTTGAGATGCCCTCTCTTAACCGTATCTGCATTCATACGATTGAAGTTCTGCTCAAGAGTCAGACGATCATTGGCCTTCCTGATTTGTTCGTTGCTAAGCTGTGAAGTAGGCTTGCGCGTAAGCTCCCTAACTTCTCGGTGATCATCACTGACTCTACCACCAGATCCGCGCCTTCGACGCACACCCCACTTCTGGCCCTTGACTCCGTAATGTTCAATAATAAGTTCTTCAACTGTTGTCACGGAACCTCCTCTAGGGCAACTTCTCGGGAAGCGTTTAGACGCCATTCGTATTCTCTGATCTGATCATTTGCAGCATCAATGTGAAAAGAGAAGGTAGGAGGATCAAACGCCATTCGAACTTTGAGATAGATGTAAGTTTTTACTAGACTAAGTTGACTTGACGAAACCGGATACTCTGACCACTCAGTAGTAGCATCTTCAATTGAGAATCCGCCCGCAGGATCCAGACCCAACTGATCGAGAACGGAGAAAGCTGCGTTAATATGGGTAATGACATCCAAATCAAACGGAGTGTATTCTGCGTCAAGACCCAGAATTTTCTTAGTGCTCTTTAGAATGCTTTGCTCCATGAGTCACCTCCATGACTACCGACCGAGAAGTCGAGCAACCTCATCATTAACGGCCCCAACGTCATATCCAGCCTCTTCGAGACGCTGAGCACGCCGATGTCCACGACTCCACGCACCAGCGAGAACCTCTTTGGCCACCGCGGTAACATCGTTGTCGGGCTGAGGAACTTCCTCGTAAGTGCTATCAACACTTTCACTATCAGCCATTCTTACTCCTTACCATAGTTTGGTATCGTTTGGGGATCTTGAAGCAACAACCTTAGGAAGTTGTCTATCATCACCGTAATGTATGGCGTTATGGGTCATATTAGAGGTAACAATCAAGAATTCAGGGTCAAATATCCACTCCTCATGATGAATTATGTCATTAGAATTCATAGGATTCATATGGTGAATAACGACACCACTGGTAATTTCATGACCACGAATGCCTAGATCACAACCTCTATCCCTGAGAATAACGGTTTGTCTAGCCTGTTTCCACTCGTAAGACGAGTAGAATTTCTGGTTAATATAGCGATCAAAACCGAAAGTAGAGCGTCCAACACGTCCATTGAGCTTCAAATATTCGAATCTATCATCAAACAAACCAAATCTTCGAAGTTCAGAGTATGACCTAGTCATCATAAACCTCTTCAATTTCATCTATATCATCCATTTGACCAGCATAAGATTTCATGGCACTCAAAGCAGCAGCGTACAATTCTTCAACTCGTTTAGCTGAAGCCATCATCTCTACTTTGGAATTTAGAAGCTCATTTTCCCGTTTGAGTCGCTCTTGCTCCAGTTTCTCTCTAGTAGAACCCAATTTTAAGTAATGAGTGATAACTTGCGAAGTTGCGGTTCCTTCTACTAGTTGTTTCTCAGCCAAATCAATGGCAAGGGAGACTAACTGACCCTCTCTACCTTCTTCTGTAGAAGCCGGTCTACGGCTTTTACGCTTTGCCACTTAGCCTCCTTTCCTACTTAAGGCCCGATCTTGATCATCCGCTTTACCTGCTTCTCATCAAGAGTAACCTTAGGAATCTGCTTACCATGAGTATTTACGTACAAGAAGGTATACACATCCTGGTCTTTATCGCTAACCTCTCGATAATGAAAACCATCACTCATGAAGGTTCGTTCTGATCCTTCATAGGTAAAGAAAAACAACATGTCTGACTCCTTGATTTCAGGTTTTGGTGGTTTTGGCGGGGATGGTGCCGTTGACGGATAATCAAGGCGAACGAAACCAAGAATTCCTGAGTTTCGATAACGTTCTTGGACCGACCCACCGTCTCTATTGTCCGAGCCTGTATTGCCTTCAATGGTATGCATCCGACCATCAGGAAGACGACCGACAACCATACCAACATGGTCTGCTCTTCGACCACCAAAACTGTAAAGAATTAAATCACCAGGTTTTGCCTGATCACGATTAGTAAACCAACGATTGTTGTTTTGAGCCCAACCAACAACATCAGGACAATAAGCGAAACCCTTGCGTGTACGAATAGGAAGTGGATGCCCCGAGTGATACAGAACATAGCTCACAAACATCGCACACCAAGGTCCAGTAAAACCATACCAAGCTGAGAACATAACTCGATTGGAATACGGCGGACTTTCAGAAACACCTCTGAAAGACAAAGCCCGATTAACTGTTTGCGCCCTAGTCAATCCTGCCATTGTACTTCCTCGGGTTCAATTAATTCTGAAGGAACTTGGACTGCCTCTTCCGGCTGCTCTCCGTCTTCTGGCTTAGGTTTTGACAAGTCAGAAGTATCAACAAGCAAATCAATTGTTGGATCAATGTCTGGAAGATCTCCGGTTCTATACTCTGGAACATCACTCATATTGATCCTTTCTACAAGGTACGAAGAGAATGCATCGGATCGTTGGTGTCAAGAATGTACTTTTCAGTACCATCAGATCCCCAACGAATACCATACTTACCGCTAGCATCGCCAGGCTCTCTAATCGCGAACATAGTAGCGCAACTGAAAACCTGCTTCATCTTAGCACGACGCGTTGCGAGAGTAATTGTAGTAGATGTATTCGTCGAACCAGTAGCTTTCTCTGCTCCTGCCCCAGGTCCTTGAAGGAGTGTGTTGTGAGGCCAAGGAAGATCACCCCACAAAATCTTGAAGAAGTTGTTGTAAGCAGTAAATCCGCCTTGAGCATTAAGCCAGGCAGTGCCACCACTTCCACCAGCATTGCGATCCCACTTAACACCTTGTTCGGTAGGAGCAATAGGCAAATATTCGCCACCTGATGCCGCACCAATCATGTTGAAAACCCGAGCACACTGACCCATACCAGTATCAGTTGGACTAATGTGATTATTAGAATATGGGTGAGCAGCGAATTCATCTCCTGGAATCTTCACAGCTCTAGTCTTAGTCAAACTGTTCGCTGCAAGAAGATCGCTGAAGTAGTTAGGGTCAACATTATACCAGAAATTCAGTAACGCTTCACACCAGTCGGGGTTATTCATGAACTGGTTTCCGCTGTAATCATCAGCAACGTGACCTGAAGAAGGCAAACATACAATCACCGAAGGATCGGCTAGCTTGACGCCAACGTATCCATGGCAAAGCATTCGACCAGCGCGAGCAATGTCAACCACTGGACGAACACCCATGCCCCAAGGCATCTCATTCCAAATCTCTGCTCGTTTAATCGGCTTTGGCGTAACAGAGTTTCCTTGGGCAACAACCTCACGGCAGATCTTCTGGTAATCACGAGGATCATCATACCAAATCTTGTGATCAAGCGACGCATTTGTTCCACCAATGTAATAAGTACCACTTGCTCCAACATTAAGCTTTGGTTTAGTAGCATCAGTAACAACAAGACCGGAGCCACCTGAAACGTGTGCTAAAACAAGACATGGTCTGGGAGCATCCGAGGCAGCACCACCAGGCCAGCCAATAATGGCTGTGCGTGAACCTGTTTGATTAGCGTTAGCGCTCATTCTCAAACCACCAGTTAATACAGCAGTAACAGTGGTTCCATCAGGAACGCCAGAAACGTCAATTTTCTGACCTATCCAGTTATTTCCGCAGTTCGCCCCAATATTGTTACCTGTTGGCAACGCAATTGTCAAAACATTGGAGCCACTAGTAATACTACATGCATAGTTCTGAATATACGGAATTCCTGGTCCATGAAGACTTACGCCTCCATTGGGATCTCCATACCAACCACTACCGTTAGGTCCACCATAATAATTGTTACCAGCGTTTGGTCTAAGCGCGGGGTAGTTAGTACCATTGATTGTGATAGCAGCAACACCTAATTGAGCATGAATTCCAGATCCTACACCACCAGTCCAACGAACATTCTTTGCAGCATCAATATCTCCTGCAAAAGTAAGACGACGTTGATCTATCTTATTGGTATAGCCTAGAATTGGAGCACAAAAAGCACCTTTAGCTCTAATTGCTTGCATAAGACTTTCATAAGACGTGGGAAGTTGAGCGATATTACTGCCGCCCATCTGTTGCCCACCACAATCGAAACGAACCAAACCACCAACAATACGGTTACCACCAGTACCGCTGGCAATCAAATCACAAGTTGATTGAATCTGAGATTCTCCAGCTAGGTTCTTTGTGAATCCAATTCGACGATCGAAGTATCCATCAAAACCACCTGGAGTCACAGGTTGTTCAGCAACGGTACCACTCAAAACCTGTGTGTCTGTAGCACCTGTATTGTCTGTAACTCGAACGTTGATACTCACTGTTCCTGCGCTACCAACAGGTGGAGTTCCTGTAATCCCCGCATTACCAGAAGTCGTTCCACCCACAACACTCATCCAAGATGGACCACTAATCTTGGCAAAAGTAAATGGTGCAACACCGTTAACTGTTTGGACAGGAAATCCAAATCCAGGAATGGGTTCAGATTCAACCATGTCACCAAGGTCAGTGCTTGTGATGGTAAGAACCGAAGTATCTGGATCAACGGTTCCAGTAAGAACCTTAGCTTTCTGTTGGCCAAGAGAGTCAATAACTTGTGCCCAGAAAGTAGTGTTTCCGGAAAAGCCAACGGGTGGCGTACCAGTGATACGAGCCGTAGCTCCGGTACCACTGATAATAAGCCAACTAGGACCCAATACCTTAGACCATTGATATGGCCCAGTACCATTCACAGCAACCACCGCGAATCCAGGAGAAGGAATTGCTTCACCTTCAGTCATCGCGCCAAGCGTGTCAGTGCTAATATCAAGAATTGGCCCTGACGGAACATCTTCAATCGATCCGACAAGATCTTGCTCATAGCTTTGACCAGTAGAAGGTTGTGAAACTCTGACTCGGAGTACAATATCTCCAGCCGCATCCGAAGGAGGCGTACCAAGAACTCTACCAGTAGACCCAGAACCACTAATGCTAAGCCAAGAAGGACCAGTGACTTTCGTCCAAACATAAGTATCAAAGACGCCGCCGACAGCAACGACAGGAAAACCCGGCGAAGGAATGGCTTGAAGCTCGGTCATGTCACCGAGACTTGTGGTTGAAATAGACAAACCGATTGGAGGAGCAATTCCACGCTTGCGGCGAACGCCTCCGCGCTTCATAGGAATGCCACCTCGTTTAAGAGGAGGAGTCATTTGAGTAGTGTCCAAACGCTAGTGAACTGCGGGTTGCCAGTAGCTGCTCCAGTCGTCGTACCCATGATTCGACACCACACACTACGACTTGGACTAGCAGCCGCGGCAGTCTTTGCTGCCGCATGAAGAGTACCAACCGCACTTTCTTTCCAAACGTCAATCGGCGTGTTGAGAGAAACTGTGACGCGAGCAGTTGTGATGTCTTTCCAAATGGAATCAGCGGGATCAAGGAACTCAACCCACATTGTGGAAACGTTAGTCCCCGCGACAATGAGGTTATCCATCCCAAGCAAGAACTGAGTATAGAAATCATCGGGAATGACCAACTTGAAGCGGTGACGACCGTTGGTTTCTGAAAGAAATTCAGCTCCAGCAGTGCCAGCCGCAGGCAAAGTAGCCCAAGTATGGTGAGAAGACGGCCCTACAGGCGCGACAACCTGACGAGTAATGAGAAGAAGATCCGTAGCCCCAGTAATTTGTTCCCAGGCACCACCATTAACCTGTGCTGCTCTCCAACTAAGAACACCATCTTTAACTCTAGACTGAGTCGTTTCTCCGGTAATCGTGTTAGTTTGAAGCGCATTCGGAGTCGATCGCCAGTCATAAAGACCATTATATACACTCTGCTTCAGAATACCATCAATGTTCATCCCAAAAACGTTAGCGTTTGGGTCTCTGATCTCAAGGCTTCGACTACCAGTTTGAGTAGCAAGCAATGGTGCCCCGGCACCTGGAGTAAGAACAAACATCGAACTCGTAAGAGCAAAACTCAAACGATCAGTAGCAACTGCGTTAATATAAGCTGGACTAGCAATGCCAGTTCCACCAGCAAGCACAAAAACCCTTGCGTTACTACCAATTCGGGGGTCAAGCGGTGAACCTAAAGTAACAGTAGCGCTACCGTTTGTGATGTTACCAGTAACGGTAATGGGAGGAGTAGCTGCCCTTGCTGCAAATCGATCAAACACACCTCTTAGACCGCCGGTAGCCACTTCATCTACCGAAACAGTACCGAGCATGTTCGAAAATCCAGAAGTATCCCCAATACCCAATTCACTCAACAAAGTGTCTGTGGTATCAGGATCGTCACCAGGCTGCAAGGTAATTCTAAGAGAGGTTCCTGCACCAGGCTCAGCGGTAAGGTTGGCCAAAACACTATGGGGATCAATTTCAACAACCCCAGGCCCACTACTAGTTCCACCCACGCCAATAGGATCATAGTTCGCGATCTGATTGAATCGCTTTGTTCCGTCACCAGTCTTCCACTGCATGGCAGGATTAGGGAGACCATCAAACGGATTGGATGGATCAGTAACGACAGGAGCATCAGTTCGGAACCAACGCTCACCTCTCCTCAAGATGATGGTTGACGCGTTCAACTCAGCAAGCGTTCCCCAGGTAGGAGCAAGACGCGCTTCTAAGGTTGCCATGAAATCTCCTAAGGAGTAAGGGAAGTGACGTGCTGGTCACCATAGATGTCAGTCAATGTGGTGACTTGGGTAACATGCATGTCACCAATCAAGTCTGCTTCAGGAGCAGGACCAGGACCACCGGTTCCACCTGGACCGGCAGGACCAGCGTTGATAATAGAAATAGAATTTGAGCCAGGAGGAACCACAATAATTTGAGTTCTTGAAACTACGTTAATTTCACCAGCCATGTCACTCCTTTCTTAGGCGTTTATAGCCGTTTGCATGGCGCTTTCCAACTGACCACGAAGTACAGTGTTGGAATATGCAAGGTTCGTGTTCTCAAATGGATCGTTTATTAGATCAAACAATTGGTAAGTATTAGCTGGCGATTGACCTTGCCATCTAACAAGCCTATGTGTCATCGTTGTCCAAAAATCTGCACTTGGTAACCCAAGAGCGTCTCCTAAAGCGTCGCGATACCCA